TTATTTAATTTAGATAAAGAAGGTCGTTTTAAACCAGACATTTCTAAATTAAAGAATGTTGCAAAGACTAAAGCAGTATCTGAATTAGATAAAGTTTTAGCAAAAGAAAATAGTAAAGGAGTCGGACAAGGAAACTCTATGAACAGCTCAGATAAAACAAAGAGCGCTCTAGATTTGCTTGAAAGAGCTTTTAATAAAAAGAAATAAAAATAAATTCGTTTAATATTTAAATAAAAACAAATGTCACAATTACTTCCATTGCAAAAGTATGAAGCGATTGACTATAACGGACTCGTTACAGACAACCACTTCCATTCTTTGTATATGCAAAAACCACAGTTGATTAGTAACGTAATCAAAGAGATTTACAAAACAAATCTACAAGGAAAACTACGTGAATTCGTAGATCGTTTTCCTGTAAAAGAAGTAGAACAAGAAAATGGATTCTACAACTGGATGTTGCAAGGTCAACACGACAAAAATCTTCCACTAGTTGATGCAGAAGATTTTGCAGGTAACACTGTTTCAGCAGGTTCATTCCCTGCAACTATTGGTTCAAACGGACAACGTTTTTACCTAGTATTCGATGAGCCTTTGTTTGAAGAAACAAACGTTCTTCGTGGAGAGTCTGACGATTACCACTTCCTAGTTAAAAAAGCTATGGATGCAGGTTCTCGTTACAAAGTAGAAGTTGAACTAGTAACATCTGATTCTACTGCAGTAGTTCCTGTAGAAGAGTTGGCAATTGGTACTCGTTTCTCTAAATTCTACTCACTTGCTCCATCTACATTGTCTTACCAAGGTGCTAAGCCTTACTTCACATCTCCTTGGAGAATGGAAAACCGTCCATCTACTCTACGTATGGAGTATGAAGTTGCTGGTAACACAATTAACAAAGGTAAAAACGAACCACTAGAGTTTGGATTTAACTACAAAGGACAAACTGAGAAGGTATGGATCAACTACCAAGATATGGTAGCTCATCACCAATTTGAAGAAATGTTCGCTCGTATGTTGATGTACGGTAAGCGTAACTGGACTTCTGACCACAAATACTTGAACAAAGATGACAAGACTAAATATGCTGTTGAGTCAGGAGCAGGTTTCTTCGAGCAAATCGCTCCATCTAACGTTCACTACTACAATACTTACGATATTGATTGGCATTTAGAAATGCTTCTTGATATGGGAGTTGGTAAAATCGAGCGTGGTCGTCGTACTATCCACATCCTAACAGGTGAATTTGGTGCAATCGAAATTTCTAAGCAAATTCAAGCTAAGTCTACAGGTAGCGTAACAATCGTATCTGATAAGTTCTTAACTAAGAATACAAATGCTGGAAATCTTGGTGGAACTAACACTAAAGGATTGCTAGAACCTCAGTACAATGTATACGAATGGTACAACGGAGTTACTCTTAAAGTTGAAATCCTTGATTTCTTCGATGATGATGTATACTTCCCACAACGTCACCCTGATGGACTAGGTATCACAGAATCTCACAGAATGCTTGCACTTGACTATGGTGAAGATGCTGGTATCTACCGAGTTAAGCCTAAAGGAGTTCCTGATTACAATTGGGGTTATATCCCAGGTATGCGTGATCCATTCTCACCTGCAGGTAAGCAACAATCTAAGCACATCTCTTCACGAGTTGATGGTTACGAAGTTCACCTACAGAAATGGGGCGGAATGATGATTGAAGACCCAACTAAAGTAGTAGACCTACGACTTTCAGTTGAACGATAAAAACAATATAGCTCTCCCTATTAATTTAGGGAGGGCTTATTTTAAATTTTAATAGAGAGAAAAAATGGCAGCAAAAACAGAAACAAAAAAGGTGTACGGTACATTTTTAAAAGACCAAATTGTAAACGTAAAACCAGTAGAGTCTTCAGGACGATGGGCTAATCTACTAGTTAAAGGACAGGAAATGAAAAAAGATCCTTTCCTATTTAACAAAGTAAAAAGAAGTTACCAAGTTCCTTTAAACTCTGAACGATTAGGAGGAGGAGTAAAAAGTATTCTTGACGACCAAAAAAGAGTATTAATCAAGAAATACGAAGACTCCCATCCTAATGGTATGACAGAAAAAGAGTTCTTTGAAAAAGAATTAGGTGTAGAAAACCTAAACCCTTATCTCGCAAAAGAAGAAAACTTTTGGAGAACGGATAAGAGAAGTAGAGTAGTACTGACTAAAGAAGGAATGGTGCTAAACCTGAACCGACCTTTAGATATGCTACGATACAAAATTCTTTTGTCTAATAAAACTCGTGTATCTCCTTCATATGAAGGTCGTAAGAATTCACAGAGTTTTGAGTTTATGTTAGTAGACGAAGGTAAGCTTATGTCTAAGAAAGTTGAAGAAGCAGATATGAAAACAAATGCTTATATTAAATTTTCTGAGATTACAAGAACTAAGGCAAGTATGATAGGATTTGTTAAATCGTTAGGACGAGCAATTCCTGTTAATCATACAGAAGATTGGCTTAAATCAGAAGTACTAAATGTATTAGAAGAAAGCCCTCAGAAGTTCTTAACTATTGTAAGCGATCCAAACTACGAGAATAAAATCTTCGTACAAGAAGCTATCGAGTGCGGAGCTGTGAAAAGAATGAACGAACGTAGATATGTGTTGGATAACGGTATTGAATTAGGGGACTTGATTGGAGCAATTAATTGGCTTACTGATCCAGAAAATCAAGAGTCAAAGCTTAGAATTAAGTCTCAAATAGAAATGGCTAAAAAATAAATTAAATGACTGCAAATCAAATGGCCGACGAGCTAGAACTAAAAGCTGACAGAGTAGCTAGTTTTGGTTCACCAGGATATGAAGATGAAGATTTAACTTCAGTTCTAACTGAGGCTGAGATGATGTATGTCAAGAAATTTTTAGATGCCAAGAATAACCGTAAAGGCGAAAGTTTTGGTGAAACAGAAATCAGGGATCAGGGGCTCAGTGCTCTTGTAAAAAGAGGAGCTGTGCTTCCTGTATCCTCTTCTCAATCAGGAGTTTTGCCTAATGGTACATTCTACGATTTACCAGAAGATTTTATGTATACGCTTCACGAAGAAGCTTACATAGATAAGATGGATTGTGACGATAATAATATATTAGGAACTGTCACACCTATAAGTTATGATGAGGTTTCTAGACTTAGATTTAATAAGTATAAAAAACCTTATTATAAAAATGGAAAAGCTAAGATATGGAGATTAGTTTATTCTAGACTAGTTGACGGAGATGACCCTGCATTTACTGC